CTGCTCCTCGAAAATTTCAATAATTTTCAAAGTTGAGTTTTCTAATAGATCACAAGTTGTTTCAACATCAATTCTAACGATTTGATGTTTATTTCCTATTACTCTGGTTTTTTTTGTTGTTGGCCTGAATTCCTCTTCGATAAAAATAGGAGTGATGTTTTTCTCGATACATTTTTCAAACAAAATTTTCCCATCCCCATCATTACCAACCAAAGATAACAGGGTACACTTAGCTCCAAATGTCGTGATGTTCTGTGCTACATTTGCCGCTCCGCCCAGAAAAAATTCTTCTTTGTTCTTGAGAACAACCGGAACTGGTGCTTCTGGGGATACCCTGTGAACTTTACCATACACATAGTGATCCAAGATGGAATCGCCCACAACCAAGATTTTTTGTGTTGAAAATAATTCTTTGGAATTCATTTATTGAAATTTAAAGCGTGAAACTTGGCGTAGCCCCTGCTTCTCCCCCCGCTTCCCCTCCTTCTCCTTTATCCTTTTTGTCCTTATCCGCTTGTTTCTTTTCGTCATCCTTGTACTTTTGGTTCTCCCTATATTCATCCATGCTCAAACCAAGCCATCTTTTTATTAACCACTCCTTGTCGAAATATGGAACTTCCTCTTCTCCGATTTTTTGTTTCATATCTCCCATTGCGGTGATGAATGCTGTTCTTTTTGTATAGTTAGATAAAACAATTAGTTGTTCAAAAACATTTTCTTTGACGAAATTCAAACCTAAGTTCACTTTGAATGATCTGTCCTCGGACAAAGCAGGAAAATCCAAACAAGTTTGGATATAAAGGGGTTTAACCAAAAGCTCTTGGAAAACAGATCTCAAACGGGTAACAAACTTTTCGTATCTGATTTCGTCTCTTTCTAACTGATCAATAGAGATCTGATAGGTAGCAGGACCGCTCCTGAAAGCAAATCTAGCATATGGGATTTTGGAGTCTAGTTTGAGCTTATTGTAAAAATACACGACATTATCCATTACGTTAAAATCAGGACCATTAGGATTCAAAGTGTTGATGTCCGGAGATTCGCCGTCTTTTTCAGGAAACAAATAATTTTTGTAAAACTGGACTCTGGGAGCACCGTTGACGGTTAATTCGCCAGAAGTATCGTTAATTTGTATTTCTTCTTTGTACTGAGACATTAATTGTCCAAGGGTTTGCATGGCTTTTTGGGCGGACTGTGTTCCAACGGGAATGACAAATTTCAAACGATACGATGCGTTCATCACATTCCAAATTACCCTAGTATTTTCCATCACCCTTAAAATGTTATACGATCTAATAAGCCTTTCGGTATAACTCACCCTAGACACAGAGTTACCTTTCGCATAAGAAAGATAAATTACCTGTTCGGCCTTTAATTTTCGGGTCATTCTAGGATCACCGGGATATTGGATCCAAATTTGTTGAAATTCTTTATTGGGTTGTTGTTCGGTTGCAGGTTGTAAAGAAGTGGCATCCAATTCCTTAAAACCAACAATTTTTTTCCCATCTGTTGAATAGACAATTTCAAAAGCCAAAAAACCATCTATCAGAAATTGGCGGAAATATTGCCAGGCAAGTGTGCTTTGCTGGAAACCAAAAAGCATGTACAAAGTTCTAAAATTTTCTTCTACTTTTGCACGGATCTCGGGTTTCAAATCAACATTCAACAAGGCTGGATAACCAAAGAAATTTTTATCGTCGTAGTTAATAGCATCATCGGACAAAGTATCAAGAATAAAATCAATTTCTCCATTCAAGGCAAACTTTCTTAGGAATTCTCTTTTGCCAAGGTAATCTTTGTCGAAGTAGGCGATGTATTTTCTTACTCTAGTATCTTGATAACCTAAAGTCCAAAAGAAAGCGTCATTCTCGGTAAATCCCGTTCCTTGATTGTTGAAAAAAGTAGATTCGGTTGCCCCTATAGCCTGGGAATTTCGGATAACCATATCCTCGTACTGCATACCGAATCTTCCAATCCTGGACAGATTCCGATACAGGTTTCCTAGAAAGGAACGTTGTTGGCTGCTATCGTCGTTAAATCCTGCCATATCTATGTTGGTGTTTCTGTTTCAGGCGGCGTTCCCCCTGGCTCAGGTCCTTCCGGTGGTGTTGCTTCCCCCGGAGCTCCTGGTTCTCCCCCTTCTGGTTCTTCTGATGCTTTTTTCTTCTTTGCCTTTTCTTTTGCTTCTTTGTTGGATTGAATATCATCCTCAGTCATACCTAAGAAACTTTCTATCAAATACCCTAAAGAAAAAAATGGTTGCCCTTCCCCATCAGTTAATTGGTACAAGGCGTCGATAGATTCTTTTCTTTTGCTCATGGTTTCTATCTCCTGATTTACCCTGAATGGGTTATCGGAAACAAAAGTTAGACCAAGCTGACTCCTGAACATATAGTCTTTTTCCAATTGGGGAAAATCCTTACATAACTGGATCCACAATGGTTTTATGAGGATGTCCTGAAAAACAGATCTCAACCTCATAATAAACTTGGCAAATCTAATTTCCTCCTTATCAAGACCTTCTGCTGCATTGGCGTATTTGCCAATTGACCCACCATCAGGGCCTTGGAATCTAGAAAATGGTATCTTAGATTCTTGAACCAACTTGTCAAAAAAGTAAGCCAGTGGGGCTGGATCATTCAGATTTGGCCCAGCAGTGTTTAAAGGTTCGATGTTAGGTGTACCCAAAGCACCTTTGGGCATAAGATAATTTTTGTAAAACTGAATCTTTGGTTGTCCATTTACCGAAAGTTCTCCACTCTCATCATTGAATTGTATGTCTTCCTTGTAAATGGACATTAACTCTCCTAAAGTTTGCATAGCCTTCTGCTGTGATCTGGACCCCACAGGAACTGTCATCTTTAGGCGGAAAGATGCATTCATCACGGACCAGATAACACGGGTGTATTCTATGATCCTCAGAACATTATACGGACGGATTAATCTCTCCGTATAGCTTACCCTGGACACGGAGTTACCTTTGGCATAAGAAAGGTAAATAATTTGAGAATCATAAAGCATTCTCCTTTTTCTTTCGTCCTTGGGATATTGATACCAAACGTTTAGAAAGGTTCCATCTTTTTGCTTTTCCACGGAAGGCATAAGAGTGGTCGCATCTAATTCTTTGAATCCGATTATATTTTTTCCTTTATCATCATAGATAATTTCAAAAGCCACAAAACCATCAACCAAAAGTTGTCTGAAATATTGCCAGGCGGAAATATCATCATTGAACCCGAACATATCATACAATTTTTTGTATGTAGAGTCAATACGATTGATAACATCTTGTTTTAGACCGACGATATTTAAAAAGGCTGGATAAGCAAAGAAATTGTAACCGTCATAAGAAATAGACTCGTCACAGACAGTATCCAAAATATACTCAATTTCGGGATTTAAGGAGAATTTTCTTAAATAGTCTCTTTTTCCTGCGTAGTCTTTATCAAAATAAGAAATGTACTGTCTGGTCGTTGTATCTTGTCTACCCAAAGAGAAAAATGTCGTTTCGTCTTCAATTGGACCCTTCTTCAAAAATTCTGCTTCGGTGGTACCAATGGCCTGTGAATTTTTGATCACCATGTCTCCATATCTTAATCCGAAATTACTCAGATTTTTGATTGAGTCCCTAATTCTTTGAAAAATAGGGTTGGTGTTTGGGTTCTCGTTAAATCCCGCCATTTAGCCAGAAATTTGGTTTTATAGACAAAATCAAATTTTTATTTTCGATTTGTATTCACTATATATCTGATCTAACGAGAGACCCTCTAAGGAGGCATGACTAAAATAAGGGATTTTAACCCAGTCAGCATAATCTACAATTTTAATTTTCTGTAGATTTTCTTTGAGAAATCCAAAAATTGCAAACTCATATCCGGTCCCTCTTAACATCTTTTGTAAATTTTCACCCTTCAGATTTAATGGCAATTGTGATCCGGCAATATTTTTAATATTCTCCTGCAATATTTCCGAGAAAGTAGAGGTCAATCGAGTTAAAATTTCCGCTCTGTTTTCCGGTGGAATGATTGTGAAATCCATTATTTTACAAATTATCTCCGCCCCAATTTTTTCTTCGGATAAAAACAAAAAACACGGATATCTATTTATAAAAAAATTTTTTTTTCCCGGTTTTAATTTTGTGGTGTGTAAAGCAAAATAAACTTTCCCGCTCTTAAGAGATGTAAATTTTTCACCAGTGTATTTAGAATTTGGACCATATTTTTCCAAAAATTCTTCATTCACATGGGCATTGAGTTTGGATAGAGAAGGAAATTTATTTCTTAATTCTCTGGCCTGATCCTGGAAATCGATCATTTACTTTGAAATAAGAATTTTTCATTTACAACTCCAAATTTCATGCCTCTGCTTTCTGCCCAATGTTTAGCGGCCTTAAATTTCACCTGGTTAGTGATCCAAATTTGCATTTTATAATTATAGGACTTTAATTTATCTACAGTGTAAGTTCCTTCGTAAATTGGCTTCTGGTGTTGTTTCTCCGGCTTCACCTCTACCAGCCATTCCTGCTCATTCCCATCGTCTTGAAGAACCTTCAAATAAAAATCAACATTATACTTGTGATCTTTTTTGTCCAGCGGATTATAATAAGGAATTGCGGCAGGTTCTGAACTCCATTTCAAAATTTTTTCGTTGTTATCACAATATTTACAAAATCTGAATTCCCAACTTGATCTACAAATTATGTTGTGAATATCACCAACATATTTTTCTGGGTTAACAGGCACATACAAACCAGATTTGTAGTCACCATTAGGCTTTATTTTCTTGATGTCAGTCATCTAAATATTATAGGAATTGTCTTCTCCTGTAATATAAGAAAATGGTATAGTTTTTGGGGATTTGGGGGGATGTATTTTTTTCCATCCTTTAGCAAATCCATTTTTTGCTATCTGTGTATAATAAGCAAATGGATTATTTGATTTAGTAGGATCGAATCTGTTCCAATATTTACAAAGATCCTCCATCGCAAAAGCCATGCAATCGTCTTTATCGTCGGGATCTTTATAAGCCATTTTCTTTGAAATACCCGCGATCATTAATGTGAACATCTCGATCGCTTTGGGAGTCAACTGACCGTTTTTCTTGGACTCCAAAATGGCTTCCATTAAATTAGCGTTTGTAACATAAACTTTAGACATCAGTTGCTAAAAAATTGATAACTTAGAATCTTAGTTTTATCCTCGAGGTTAGTTTCATTTAAACCTTATTTTCCTCTGGATAATCGTCTGAAGATTTGTTATCTTCGGTCTTTCCGGTTGGTGCAAAACTCATTCCCTTTTTGTAGTCACCTACAAAGGGTTCTGGTTTCTTATCCTGATCCGGGCTAGAAGGTGCAAAAGACCAAACCCTACTGAGGATTTTTTTTAGTTTTTTTTTGATTCCTCGCTTTCGTCAATATTGTAACCCATTTCGGAGTTAGACTTATAGCCTAGTTTTCCGTCTCCTCCCTTAGAGGGAGCAACTGCAAAATTAGGATCCGTTTTCTGTACTTGTGGACTGTGTGCTTTGCCCTTGATGGTTTTAACTCCATATCCAGCATCTCCTTCGGCTTTACCTGGAGCAACAGCCAAATTTTGATTTGTTTTTTCTAGTTCAGTTTTTTCATCAACATTGTAACCCATTTCATCGTCTACTTTGTAATAAAGTTCTTTTCCTTTTTCATCACCAGGAGCAGAAGCAAAATTTGGATCTGTCTTCATTATCTCTGGATTTTTGGCTTTAAATCTGATCCCTTTAACGTCATAATCAGCGTTTCCTTCTTCGGATCCGGGGGTTTCTGCCAATTTCATAAGTTTGACATCCGATTTACTAAATCTGGTATCTTCTGATAAATTATATCCTGCTCCTTTAGTTGCTTTGTATTTGGTATGTTTTTCCTTACCCTCTGGTGCTTCTTCCAAATTAGCATCCTTTAGATTCTCAACATCCTTTTTCCCTCCTTTGTCGTTATCCTTTCCTTTGGGGGCGGATTCTGTGCTTTTCCTCATGGTGTTGGCTGGGGTTGCATCTTTCTTTTCTTTTGCTGATTTTCCAGGTGCAGTAGCAAGCTGCTGAGAGGCTTCTTTCAATTCTTCTTGAGTTTCTGCATCCGCTTCGTTCTCGTCACCTGCTCTAGATAAAGCGTCATCTAAATTTATGATTTCATCAATTTTGAATTCACCAGTTCTTCCGTTATCCATCAAAACCGTATAAGAACCAGACGTACTATCGATGGAAATGATTTTACCTGTGTTTCCTGATTCTACAACCTTGACATATTCACCAACATTAAATTTATCATCTTCATATACTTCTTCGAACGATAAAGGTTGTGATTCAATTTTTTCCAATTCAGTGTTAACAGCAGACCACTTTTTCCTTAAAGAAGAAAGTTCTTTCTCCAAAAGATTTTGTGCTCTTTGTAGTTCCGGAGAATTTGCAAACAAAGGACTTAATCCCATCTGGGATTCGACTTTTTGAAGTTGACCTTCCAGAATCGTAATATTTTCCATCAACTTTTTCCTGTCGTTTAGCATGATGGATTTAACTCTAGATTCACCATCCAAAAATTCGGTTAAGCCCTCAGAAATATCATACTTTAAGAATTCTCTAACCATATTCGTTGCCTGAGTTCCATTGACTTCAAAAACCGAATTATCCGACATAGACTCGTTGATTCTGTTCAGGAAGATTTTGTTTTCCCACTTGATCAGGTTAACGGAAGCACCTTCATAAACTTTAGATTCAATTCTTTTAGCAAAGTCTAGTTCAACGATGGAGGAAAAGTTCTCATACAAATTCAGAATATCATAAACGATTTTGTTTTCATTCAAACCAAGAGTTCCTGCAATTTCTAATCCAATCGCTTTTGAAAGATTAACCTTATCTTGAAATCTCATCGATCTACCATTAAAAAGAATAGAAGTACCTTCTCCTTCTTCGATTATAGAAAATTTATTTTTACCGACAAAAACATTCAATCCATTCTCGTCAACTTTGACATAAGGAGCATAGAAGGATTCTAAAATTGACAAGTAATTTTTAGGAAGAACTGCTACCTGTCCGCGATTCAATCTTTTCAATCCTTGACCAGAACCTTCAAAAACGTTAGATCCGATGGTAAAGATAGTTTTTCCCCCTTCTACTAAAACGGGAGAGAAAACTCTACGAACAGAAGAATTTCCGGCGTGAATTGGAATGTTCAGCCTAGAAGAGTCTTGCTCCATCAAGGAAAGATTGTTTAATAAATTTCTAACGATTGGATTGAACTGCCATCTGGAAATATCTTTGGTTAAGAGAGAAATTGACTTGTTTTCAGAAACTAGCCATTTGTTCAAAGATTCAGTCACAGGAGAATAAAAATCAGATCCAGCATTACTTGAAATGGCATACAATGCTTTGGAAACTTCAATTTCGGGTCTAAGATCTACCAACTTTTCACTAAGAGATTCTGTAATTTCCTGAATTCTTTCATCCCAATCGAAATTCTTCATATCTTGAAGAAATCCTTCTGCTACCAAAAATTCTGGCATGTTTTTGTTTTTCAGGAGATGAAAATATTTTTCACAGATAATTTTAACAGAGGGGTGTTCGAAAATTCCAGAATTACGAATATTGTTGATACTTTCAAAAACACCTAGATTGTTAACTTCCTCTGATTTTAGAAGAGATTCTACTCCTTTGTCATGTGATGCAACGCTTGAAAGATTCTCATTTAAACTTGTATAGTCTACTTTCGGTGATTGTGCCCTTTCTCCCTCGACGTAGCTTCCGGCATTTTTTGAAAGTCCATCACCAACACCACCCCACGATTCCATTAATCTTGCCGCTGCACTTTTGGATCGATTTAATTCTTGTTCTCTAATGACTTGGAAGGGATCTTGTATTGTCTCGTTAACTGGTTCAAAATTTTGGATTGATTCCAAAATTGAATCCTTATTGATATTCGAGTCACCTTTTTCTATCTTTTGAATGTTTTCTTCACAGATAGCTTTAACTTCAGGGGAAGTAGTTGTATTTCTTAGGGTTTTGAGTTTATTGAGTAAATCCATTTTAATTTGAATTTTTTTACGTCATATATATCATTCAGAACTTCTGTTTTCTGAATTATTTTTTATTTAGCAATTAAAACCTGTAACTTCACATCGAAGTCAGAATGTGGGTTGGTAAAAGTTATACCCCCACCAGAATAAAGTAAATCATATTCACTCAAATTCCATCCAGTTACATCAGAATCAGTGGATCCTAAAGGATTTCCACTTAGAACCATAAGTTCTCCCAAGTTATAAGTTTTACCTTCATAATTCCAATAAATATATTTTTGGATTTGCGGTGTCCCGTTCGTTGGGGTAGGAACTCCTGGAATTATCGGAGTTTGTGAAGCAAATAAGATTGGATTTTTAGGAGCTGGATATTGAACCTTTACCGCTATCCATCGGACAAAACCCTCTGTACCTATATCAGTTTGACTCAACTTAATTGATTTATTTCTTTTCAAAGTAATTCTCAATCTAGAATAACTTTCAACCCCAAAAGCTAAATCTTTAAAATTAAAAAAGGTTGTATAGTTGAAATCTTCCTCTAAAACAAATTGATTTTTGAAAAAAACCCACCCATTCGGGGGAATCGGGGGACAAATGATAGGTCTAGTAGCCATTTTAACTTGCGGTCAAAACCGTTAATTTTACATTATATTCAGTTGGATTTGAAAAAATGAATCCACCCGTAGCTGCTCCTGTGTATCCGATTTCAGATGAAACATCATTGCTCGTCTGCCATCCTTTCCAAGTTTGTCCATTTTTAACTTGACCGGTTAGCATCATAAAATCCGCCATGATATAACGATTCGATCCTCCATACTGCCAATACAGCATTCTTTGGTTTGGTGTAGCATCTGCATAAAATTGTGCTCTTGCCATAAATAAACCAATTTCTCCTAAAGTAGTATCAAAATCTCCTTGGTCTAAATTTACCGAAGTATATGGGGCTATAACAAAAGTCTGCTGTTGATATCCAGAGAAATCTCTTACTGGATAGAAAAAATCAACCAGATCCAACTTTTGTTCTGTCACGTCTTGCCACGCGACGTTCATAGATGTATTATAAAAGCGTATGTTTTTAGGGTCATTGAAATCAGAAAAGGTAAGATTTACCCTTTCTAGACCTCCGGGATTTAATGCAATTAAAGTGTACCTAGTATCGAAATTAGCCGATGGTCCTGGGTCCAATCCTATCTGTGAAGATCCTTCACCAAAATATGTTCCGCCCGTTACCGCAGAAGAACTTCCTCCATAGATATCAAGATCACCACCAGTTACAGAATCATTTCCATTAGCCATGTTTAAAGTAGGGTGGGGTCTATCTGGGGTGAAGGACGACCGCTTATTTTTGGACGATTAGAATTTGCATTTGTGATTTCTACAGTTTCAACTTTTCCAGATATCTCGTCTAAAGGGGTTTCATCAATTTCATTTTGCTCCACCTCAAATAAGTTTTGATCATCCAATTGAGATTGTTCTTCTCCTTCATTTTGTTGGATTTCTGGTTCTAAAATTTCAAAATCTTCAACAGATCTAATTAGAATACCCCCGCCGTCTATAATTAATTCTTCTTGGCTTTGGTTAACGGTTAAAATATTTTCAGGTTTTTTTTCTGTCTGTAAATTTTCTACTTCCAGATCTGTACTTTGTACTTCTGCTCCTTCTTCTGGTTTAATGTAATCTACTAAGGATTTAATAAATCCCAGAGCGACAAGAGGTAAAATAGCTCCGGAGATTAAACTAAGTACTCTTTTCTGAAAAATTAACTCTTCCTCCTCTAACCCAAAAAGTTGACTCCAGGATTCAAAATTTTCCAAATTGATAAAGGCATAAAAAGTGTTTCCCATTCCTTGCATAGCTGTCAATACAAAAAATAAAATCCAAACTAAAGTTTTGTTCATTTTTTTTAGAACAAGCAAAGAAGCGAGAGAAGCAGCTGCTCCAATCTCAAAAGAGATAGCCAAAAAAATTGCTAACCAATCAGGATTTGAAAGTTTGAAAAAATCGATGACATGGATCGTAGAAATAATACTAACAACCAGATATAAAGAAACAAAAGTCGTAATGATGAACCAGTGTAAATTCTTTTTCATTTCTCTTCTAATTTTTGGATCTCTTGGTCTATTGTCGCTTGTCTATTCACATCAATCATCTTTCTATCCGTCGATTGAATCATTCTTTTTTCTGTTTTCAATCCCTCAATCAAAAGATCTTTTTTTGAAACTAGAGAATCCATCTTTACCGAAATTCTGGAATTTTCTTTCTTAATTCTTTCTAGATCTCGTCCAATGCCACACTGCTTAAGTAAAAGAAGACAAAAAAGACATAAAAGAATTATTTCGAAGTTGTTTTTAAGTTTTTGTAACATGTTAATAACTTTAGTTTACTATATATCTAGATTCGGAATCTATTCCCATCTTTCACAAATTACCCGAGGACCTTATTCTTTCTACGATCGATGAAGTTGAAAACCCCTTAGTAATTTTTACAGTTTCAACTTTTCCACCTTGGGATAATACAAACTGAGATCCAGAGATTTCAGAAACTTGATAATCGTCACCCTTAACCAAAACTGAAGGGGATATTGATCGGATTAAATTTTCTGGGGTTTCCTCTTCAAAAAAAGTAATCAAATCTACAAATTCCAAAGCCGCTAGAACTTCAGACCTTGATTCTTGGCTCTGTATAGGTCTAGATTTTCCTTTGAGTCTCTGGATAGATGAATCTGTATTTAAACCTATTACTAATACCTGACCCTTGAGTGAGGATTCATAAAGATAGTCAACGTGTCCTTTATGGAGAATATCAAAACATCCATTGGTAAAAACAACCTTTATCCCTTTTTTTCTCCATCTAAGACAAGTCTCTATAAATTGATTCCGCGAAACAATCTTGTTTCTAAAATTTTTCTTGACTTTCATTTTGGAGCTACCCAAAAGAATTAGAAATTAAGAAAGTTCTATTCCCTGCTGTGCTGCAGCCAACTCCTTTTCCAATTCACCAATTTTAGCTGCATCTTGTTTTGCCAATTCTAAGGCTAAACCAAACGGCTTTAAAATTGAAATAAATCTTTTTGCTTCTTTAAGCCCCTTTCCTGATGTTTTAGAAAGAAAATAGTGGCTTGCCTCCAAAGGCAAAGCCTGCATAAACAACGTGTTTTGTTTGATCCCTTCTTTTTTTAGAACTTCTATGATCCGACAAATTTCAATTACACCCAAAGATTCTTTTTCTTTCCACTCAGCTTCGTTTTCGATGAAATTAAAATATGATTCTATATCCTCTTTCTTTTCGAATTTAACCGCGTAAACTTTTTGATTTAGGTTTTCTTTGGCCTCTTTCAATCTATTCTCGCAGTCTTGAATTCTATTTTCGTCCAGATGACTTACAAGATCATCAAGTTCTACTTTGGAGATTTCTTCTACTGATGGGGAGTTTTTAGGGGAAACTACCTTTCCTGATAATTTTTTAGACATGTTTGTTTTTTCTAGTTTTAGAAAAAAACACGCTTTTGTTTCAAAAATTAAACGGCAAAAACGTCGAAATCTTCTCTGTTTTGCTGCAAATAAATTTTTAATCTTTCCCTTAAATCCTTAACTGGATAAATCTTGGCATTACCATCCGGTCCTAAATGTACCAAAAATCCACCATGGGTTTCTATACCAAGTTCTTCCTCTAAGATTAAACGATATAAGCTAATTTGAATTGAATACTCATTGTGAGAATTTTCATAAAGATTTGTAAAGGGATGTAGCAATTTTTTGTATCTTCCTTTTGGGTGATCATCATCTTTGAAATCTTTATTAGTTTTCCAATCCCCAATTAGAAAAAGCAGTTTATTTTGTTTTTCATCCCACATCAAAAAAGGCTGATCTATGGTCCCCGCTAGTTTCCACTTTTTAGAAAAAATCTTTAATTCAGATTTTAGAGGTATAAGGTTTTTTAATCTACTTTCATATAGATGCAGAAAAGATTTTACCCTTTGAATATCCTCCTCTTTTTCTGGCATTGGAGGATTTTCGCCAGTCCAGAAATCCTCTATCCACTTATGAACTCTAGTTCCTAGAGATGCTGCTGTTACGGCCTTGATAGTCCAATCGTTCTCTATCACGGAGGGATCTACACCTGCTTCTGCCGCTTTTCTTTTAATCCAATAATCGCGATCAAAAGGAACTTTGAATCTTCTTAGAAATGTAGTTACGGAATCATATATAATTCCTTTATAGGTATAAGAGTGGCTTTCCTCTTCAAAAATAAAATACGGATCATTAAAAAAATCTAGTTTTTTTTGATATTCATCTTTTACCTCTTCCCAATTTATCATATAGATATTGAATTGATTAGTTGAACGATCTGTTCCCAATTTTTAATTACATAACCAACGGCTACCATCTCTAAACAGAATCTTATCAACCAGATCCAACTTAATTCGCGATAGACAAAATAGTAAATTACCAAATATGAGTCACCCCCAGTTTCTTTAATGGGTTGGAGCAAAGGAGCTATAATCTCGTGCAAGTTTAATCTTGTGAGATATTCGTTTATAGGTCTAATCTCTTCAAATACATAGGCAGGTCTAGCCTCATCTGGAAAATCCCTGGATTGGGTAACCTCGAGAGGAAGATTTACCACTGTATAAATTCTACCAAACCAATCTTTTCTCAATTTCAATTTGCTCCACTGGGGTGAGCTAAGAGATTCCTTTTTGATAATCGTAAGGTAATCTGAATATAATTTTAAGTCTTTCAAAATTGACCAAATTTTGAAGAAGACTATAAACCTAGAAATAAAGTCAATCATTTCTTATTGTTCTTTTTTGTGAGGGTCTCTATTTTTTTACGAATTTTAGTTCTGGCCCTTCTTATTCTTGTAGCAATTGATCTCTTCTTTATTCCATACTTGTCGGCGATATCCTTGTACTTCATACCGTTAATCTCTCTATCGATCATAATGTCCCGATAAAGAACAGGGAGTTCTCTAATTTCATCTACAACCTGCTCATAAACTTCATCAATATCAGATCCGCCTGATAGGAAACTCCAGATGGGATCTTCTTCCACCGAATAAACCACTGAGTCTGAATCCATTTTTGTTGAATCCAATTCTATTTCTTCAGTTGTTTTTGTTACAAGTCTTTTTCTACTTTTTTGTAAAAGTAAAGATTCATTTTTTGCTATATTGTAGCACCAAGTGGAAAAATTTCCTTTCCCCGCATCATATTGGTCTATTTTTTGCCAGACCTTGGACATAGAATTTAAAAAAGCATCCTCTGCTAATTCCATGTCGTTGAGAATTGTGAAACAGTGGTTCAAGACCCCCGGTTTCAACCTCTCGAATAAAAATTTGAAAGACATATCGTCTTTACCTTGAATAAAATTTTCTGCTAATACCTGAATGTTTTTCTCCTTTGCCATTTTTTTGTTCCCTAGATTTTTTTTCCCAATTTTACAATTTCTAAACCTGCCTCCAATAAGAAAGACAGGGGCTCAGGTTTTCTGTAGACCTTGCCGAAAACTACTCTTTTGATTCCCGATTGAATGATCAATTTAGAACATTCAAAACAAGGAGAAACAGTTACGTACATAGTTGATCCTTCTGAACTCTGTGTGCTTTTGGCAAGTTTGGTGATTGCATTAGCTTCGGCATGCAGCACATAGCTCAAAGTCACAAAATTTTCATCTTCGCATTCATTTGGAAATCCCGTAGGAGATCCATTATAACCATCGGCTATAATTGATTTATCTTTTACAATTAGACTACCTACCTTCATTCTTCTGCAATGTGAATTTTGTGCCCAGACTTCAGCCATAGCCAAATATACAGGATCAGTTTTAATATCTTTTGGTTTGTAAAAGGTTTCGTCTTTCAAATTTTCAATTTCACTAAAAAGAAAAACATTTCTGAAGTTAGGTTTTGCCACCCAAGAAAATTCTTCATATAAAGCCAAATCTTGAAAAAACTCATCCACTGGTATTTCTTTGAATTTGAATTTATTGGTACTCATAAAGAATTCAGTTTGAAAAGTTCAAATATAGCCAACTTCTTTGTCAAATAAAAATTTAACCTGATTTTTCAAATTATATTAGAACTTGGTCTGAATGGCGTGTCATTTGCTATCCTTAAAGGACCCGATAAAGATTTATAAATTCCTGCCAAAAGTCCTTTTATTTCTTTAATGTCCGAAGAAGATAAAGTTTCGCCTTCTTTTGTTCCTTTAGGGGTTTCCTTTGTTTTTGTTGTAGCTTGTGGGGGTATGTTTTCTACTTTATCAGAGGTTGATGTGCTTGGTGATGGTTCAGTTTGTTGGGGTGAAGATGCTACTGCCCTTTTTTCGTCTGGTTTTTTTAAAATCGGGGTTTCTTTCTTTATCTGGGAAGCTTTCATGTCTTCGGCTAACTTCTGCATACTTTTAGCCATTGAGCCAGTAGTTTCAAGTTCAGAAGGATTAATTTGTCCAGATAAAGTTTGTTTCAAGCCTTGCTTGAAATCATCAGCCTTTGTGGTAAAATCTTTTTTCAGTTTCGATCCTATATCTTTACTTTTGGCTTTCAGTGAATCTAAAAGTTTAGGCTTAGTCGGGGAAATTACAGATTCACGATTTTTCTTATTTTCCTTTTCAGATTTGCTTTCTGAATCTGTTTTTGGTTTCATTCCGTCCGTAAGACCTGGTATTTTTTGGCCTTGCTCTTTCTGTGTAAGGGATGATAAAACAGAGATTGGTTGGGTATCGGTTGGTTTAGGTGCTTCCTCATAGGACTCTATAAAATAATCGAGTTCCTCTTGAAGATCCTCTGGATATTTGGTGTAGTAATTTAGATCGGAAGACAAAAGATCTTCTCTTTCTTTTTGAATAGCAGCTTTTGGGACTTTAACTCCAGATTTATTTTCTATGAACCCCTCTAGAGTAGGCATTTGAGTAACGAGATCCTGCAGAGAATTAGAATTTTTTCCAGATAAAATTTCATTTATTTGGGATTTTGCCGTGTCTATTTCTTTCTGTTTTGTTTTTTTAATGTCTACCAATCTTTGCTGGGGTGAAACCATAGACAAATCTTGTATTTCTGGATTAGCTCGTCTTTTTCTGTCTTCTTCCATTTCTTCCAAAGCCGATTTATAAAG